CTTAACCAGCTATATGCCAGAAAGTTTATTCAGTCACTCCCCGTTGAACCCGTCGATTCAACAAATATATTATAACAGAAAAAAAGAGGATGGCAAGGCCTACTTAGATTCCTCGACTTTCTTCTTCTTACCAATATTATATTTGGTCTCCAAAATCCAATCTCCCTTCTCACTATATGCAAGAACTTTAATTTGATTTAAAGGAGCAACTTCAGAAATAGAACCATCTACGACCACATCAACCAATCCCCAATCAGAAAGAAGTTGTGTAATTCTATTTCTACGTTGAACATCATTCACTGTAAGATTTGCATGTTTGCCATCCAGTGCAAACAATTCCTTAAAGTGAACAATAAAATACTTACCTTGTTTATGTAAAATATGACAAGACTGATAGAGTTTCTTTTCTTTTCTTGAAGCAACTCCTATACGAGTCAAAGTCTCTCGAACTTTTAAAAAATCATCTGGTTCACGAAGTCTCACTTCCACCATTTTATCAGGTGTCCAGCGAACTTCAGGTTCAGCGGTACTCATTTTTTTCCTCCAATCTCAAGTTTAGATCTAATAAATGCAATTTGTTCGGGAGATAAAATGCGTAGAGCTTGTGCCGCTTTTTCATTACTATAACCATAGTATGATTTAACCACATCAAGGTCTTTGACTTTATCCTTTCGTAGCCAAGGAGAGAATCTCTTCCTTTTTCTCACACTATTTAGATAAAAATCATATTGCAACCTTTTAGATAAAAAATGACTACGATTCATTTCACTAGCAAATAAAACCGTATCAATATGGCCTGACATAATCTTATTAATAACAAAAGGAGTATACTCTCTTTCATTATCAGGATCCTCATCCATCAAATTATTCTTATTGAGGTTGATTGAATTCAACCAGTCTTTCAATTCAGTCATGATTTAGGTAGTTTGCGATTAAAGTTCCAGTAATCAAATTTTTGCCAGATATAATATATTCCTATTAAAGATCTCTTGACAAACTCTTCAAAAAATATAATTGGAATAACAATAATTTCAAATGTAGTCATGATTTTTTTCTTCTATTCTTAAAACCATATTTTTTCCCATCTTTTATTGTTTTTTCTAAATGATGTTTTGGACATAATAATTGACATTTATCTATTTCAGATTGAAGTTTCTTTATATCCCATGAAGATAATCTTTCACTTATATTATACTCTTTTTCTAAAGGATTAATATGATCTAGTTGTAAATCTTCAGTACAATTACATTCTGGATGAGAGCATACACCACCTAATTGTTCTATAATTAGTTTTCTATTATTTTCATATTGTCCATTAATCTTTTCTAAAATTTCTACCTTATTCTTTTGATACCATTTTGATTTAGTTTTTCTAGTTATAATATTATTTCTTTTAGATCTAGCTTTCTTTTCTTCAGGAGAAAGTTTTGCATACCTTTCTCTCTCACGTCTATTCTTTTCTAACCGTTGAGATTCATTCATGATGTAAGTTCCTTAATTTTGTCTCTCCAATACTGTCTATCTTCTTCAGATATCCAAGGATTATTTTTTTGTACCCAAGCATAATCCAACCACTGTTTATCATTCCAATCTCTCTTTGGGCCTAAGTGGTCTTTAAGAGTCATCTTATTATATCAATGTCCATATCTTTTGTCCATACTTCAAGTTCGGTTCTTAAGTTACCACTCTCTTTAAGTTTATTATATCTTTTAGAAGCCATCTTCTTCCATTTCTTAACAACCGATTCCATATAGAACTTCTCAAAGTTTTGAGGATTTTCTACAAGTTGTTTATCCTCACCCAAAAGAACCTCACGTACATTTCCAAAACCATAATCAGAAAAATAAGTTCTTTTCTTTTCAGTGAGAGCTGTTGCATTTGCAATCGCAGTCTGGAATTCCACAGCCTTTTGAGAACTTAAGTTCTTTTTGATAATAGCTATCATACGTTGTTGTGTCTTCAACTTGCGACTGGAAGCGTCGGCTTTGACTAGTAAATTTCCATTGTTTCTCTCGATAAACCATTTGTTTAAACCCTTAAAGATTTGATCGTGAAGTAGTGGAGTAAAATTACTCTGTGTCAATCCTTTATATCTCATTATCGGCTTCAATCCATCATACTGTGATGAACTCTTAGTAGAACCATATAACGAAGTGGTTTCAAAATGGCATATATCTGCATCATACTTTTTATTTAATATATTTCTTACTTCATGTGTGCAACACAACATAGCCAAAAGTTTACCACCGAGATAATTGTATCCAAATGGTTGAGTTGGAACAATAATAAATCCCATGATAGCATGACGATTAAAGATTGTTAGATCAGGTGTAGTACCTAACCATTCATTACGTGGTTTAGAATTTATGGTAGGAGAACCAAATCTACAAAAACCTATAATTGTATTAGTATTCTTTTCAACTACCATCCACTTAAGAGATTTTCCAGGCACAGAATCTTCAATTGCATGTGAAGTTGTTATCTGCAATTTCTCATTAAACTCTCTTAAGGATCTAATACCAGATACCCTTCCACTAGTTTTCTTAAGATCCCTAGCTTCATAACAACCAATATCCATATCCTCTGGATGCATATCATAAGATGTAAACATACCATGAGTATCCTCTTCCTCATAAAACTGAGAAAGAGGACTACGATTTAATACACGTTCAATTTTTACATTACGCAAATATTCATCAATCCTATCCATGTTGGAAAAGTAATTAATGAATTTATCAGCTGCGTATATAGCATCCGATTCAGATAACATCATGAGAAAAACTTAGTCAATTGAGGTACATCTTCCATATACTCTTTACATTTATTGGAACCCTCATTCTCCATATTATACCATGCAAGAGCTATTTTTGCCAACTCTCTAGGAGATTTAGCATCATTTTTTCTTGTATTACATTTCTTACAGATTATCCATACATTCTCATTAACATACCCACCATCAGGATTAATACGATCTAATGATGGTTGTTGATATCCTTTTACCATATTGTTACATCTACCATACCATACAGCCTTTCCACAACATGGACAATTATCTACAGCTAAACTAAATATATAATCTCTACTAAGTCTACCTAAATTTCGCATCCTTACTCTTTCAGGTTTAATAGAAATATTAAAATCAATCCATACTTTTTTTACAGCTCTCAATACACCTTCACTATCACCATTTTCATATGCAACTTTAGCTTCCTCAAAGAAATCTTTTTTTCTCCATGTATCCCCATCAAAAACCATATGAGGATATTTGGCGCCGTTAAGTACCCTACCCCCAGTTCTTGGTTCTACATCACCAGAAAGTACTGAAACGTTTTTATGATGTTTAGTCTGTTTGGTCATTTATAACCTGCACTTTAATTGGTCTACCATCTAAATGATCCGCAAGTCTATGATATGCAAATGCAGTAATTACTTGAGGTACTATGAAAGCAACCATAGCAACTATCCAAAAGAAATAGTAATAGTTTTCTTTGTTTTGAGTTCTCATTTGAATTCGCACTCCACCATGATTTCAGTTAATGCAGCTAAAAGATTTATTTCTTGGTCAGCAACGAAAGCAGACTGATACTGATACTTAGACACAATAAGGACACAAGCAGCAATACTAGGCCCGTCCAATACTTCGTAAAGAGAATCATACACACGCCTAAGAAGTACAGTAGAATCATTGTCCAAACTATTGTTGACCCACTTACGTACTTCAGGAAAGTTTTTTTCCTTAAGGTGTTTAATAACATCATGAACCTTTATATCTGAGAAAGATGCAAGAATACCACTATCTATGGTGCCACCAACTGAATACCTTTGGCATTCATTTAACACTCTCCTCCAATCAGGAAAATGTTTATTAACTAATTCTACTAAAACTTTCTTATCAGCTTCAATCCGTTCTGTGTCCAAGATATAGTTAAGTCTTTGGAAGAAAGAAGCAGCGATTGTGGGTTTTTGTTTTCCTGTGATTGAAAAGTCAATGACGGCACAACGGGAATGGAGTGGCTCCAAGATTTTGTTCTTGTAGTTACAGGTAAATATGAACCTACAGTTTTTGTAGAACGCTTCAATATTGGCCCTAAGTAAGAGTTGAACGTCATGAGTTGTATTATCAGCCTCATCTATAATTATAACCTTATGCGTTCCAGTCTGTTGTAAAGAAACAGTAGACGCAAAATTCTTAGCTTGATTCCTAACAGTGTCTAGGAATCTTCCTTCATCTGATCCGTTGATGACAATGTAATCTGAACCCAACGACTCACAGAGTGCTCGGGCAACGGTAGTTTTACCAATTCCTGGCGGACCACAAAGAAGAAGGTTGGGTATTTCTCCAGCTTCCAAAAAATCTTGGAAGGTCTTTTTGATAGTCTCAGGTAATATACAATCATTTATAGTTTTGGGCCGATATTTCTCGACCCATAAGAATTCATCTCTCATAATGATGTTTATCTCTTTTTAAATACTCCAAACTTCATTAAAACATAAATTGTCAAGGATGTCCAGAAGACAATTTCTAATCCAATATAATTCATTATCCAAATGTAGAATCAGGTTCAAGTGCAATGTAATACTTAAGATCAGTATTCTTATTTGTAAACTCCGCAAGAAGTTTACTAGAGATTACAACATCATAAGCGCCAGGAATAATCTTAATATTCTCTACCTTAAAATTAAAGGCAAACTCAAGATCAGTCTCACCAACTTCTTCACTAAACTCATGAGAAGTATCGTTCTTCTTATCACGAACAACTAATTCTATCTTACCATTTCTACCAACGGCTGACAAGTCAGGAACTTGATAGATTGATGCAGCCTTAAGTAACTTATC